CCACCGTCCTTGCGACCACGGGCTTTTTTCATAAGCTTCTTTGCAGAGTTTCGGCTAACTCCAAGATCATCCGCAAATTGATTTATTCTTGGTCTTGCCATTTTTTTCCCCAATTAATAATTTCATCTATGGTACGACCACAGCCAATACATCTTACACGTTCTTTGTCTAATACACAAATACCCACACACGGACTTTTACTTTCCTTCATGTGACATCCATACAGCAAAAGCGCCAGTAGCAGCGCCCACAATTGTCGATACAAAAGCCGTCTGCTGCGTAGTGGCAGCAGCGCCCAAACTCATAAACCAGTCGCACACGTTCCAAGCCATAAACGTAAACGCAACCATCATACCCCTTGGTATGATCTTATACTCTAGTAACGTCTTACTCATCGTCTAGCCAAAGAAAGTTTTAACTTTGTTGCGCTTGTTAATATTTTTCTTGTGCTGTCCCGGACGGCGAATGCGCTTGCGACGAATAGGAGTGCTTTCTACTTTTTTAGCCATTACTTTGTAAGCCCTTTAGCCTTTTCAAAAGTACGGAGTCCTCCCAAACCGAGCATACCCATCAGCACAGTCATCAGTGAGTCCATATCAAACGCTGGTAGATCAGGCGCTTCTATACCTGCATACGCAAAACCAAACGTAACCATAGGCACCAAAACGAAGTGCCATATCATCGCAAAGCTCAGGCCCCAGCCAAGAAATGGGCGCCAACCCGCCACAAATATAGACCGGTGCTGCGCCTCCATCTTATTGATTTCAAGCTGACCCTTGGCAAGCTCCTGAGCGTGACGCTCCGCCATAGTGGCAATCTCGTGCGCCAGCTTGTTCTTTTGGTCTTTGTCTTCGACGAACTTACCAATCAATTCGGTCGCCGGACCTATCAGTGCCTGAATCATTTACCTCGATTCCTTTCAGCCTGCTCTTTAGTCGTGCGGTTATGCATGTCCCACATGATCACTGTCCACGATTCCTTGACAAGTTAGCTTGTGTGTTAATCCGATAGACATTCACATTGTTGCGGTCATCCGCTATACCCTGCTGTACTTGCATACGTTGCATAGCCAAATCAGCGGCCTGCTGCAGTTTGGCTTGATCAATCTGGAAGTCCATCACGTCGTTCTGCATTTTACGCTGAATCTCAACCTGATCATTCTGCAGTTCCTGCTGACGGATCTGTACAAGAGGATCTTGCTGCTGGGCTGTCTCTAGTAATGGTGCCAACTGCTCTAGAGTGTCCGCAATCTGCTGTGCTACAGCAGCATCCACAGCTTCCGGCGGTAGCTGTGGGATTGGTTCACCAGCCATCTGAGATTTTTGAATCGCCTGCTTAAACACTTCCTCAACAATATCTCTAGCAAACAAAGACACATGCTCCTGAATATGCGCCTGCAGAAGAAGAAATGCTTGCGGATTGGCTTGAATAGCTGGTGACTGAAGCAGCGTCGCATGAACCCGAATATGTGCGCGGTGGTCTTGCTCTTTAAATGCCTGACTAGGAACACCCTTAAGAGCCATTGAGTTTTCCATTGCAGGATCCATAGGCTGAGGTGGCTGAGGTGCTGGCAATATTGCATCAATGTTCTTTACATCCAACGCATCATACATTCGGCGGTAAGCTTCGTACTGATTGTGAAGCTGTGGAGCTGCCTGAGCCAACTGAAGCTGGGTTTGTGCCAAAGACAAACGCTGGGACATTGAAAAGATGTTGGGGTCAGACACAGGTAGAATGTCAATCCGCCCATCAAAGTCCTGTTGCATGATCTCTGGTGGGATGTTCTGCCCGACAAAGTAAGGATAAGGCATCGGGTTGCTAGCAAAGATCTCTGCCAGCATTCTAAACTCTTGCTTCTGAGCATAATGCAAACGTTTGTGAATGCTAGAGATTACTTTTGAGCCCTGCTCAATCAACGCAACAGTGGTTCCAACAGGAGCTTGTGAGTTAACATCCGCCACCTTTGAGTCTGCTACCTGTGCAAAACGACGACCAGAATCTACAATCACACCAAGAAGCTGGGCCAGTGTTCCTGATGGCTCCTTGTATGGCAGTGGAATAATAGAGTTTTTAAGATCGCCGCCGGGAGCGTCAATATCACGAAACTCGCCGGGAGATAGCGGCTCATCGTCGTTGCGAATACGAACGCCTCTAGCCTTAAATCCAGCCGGTAGGTTCGACAAAGTTCCAGCATCAATCAATTGACGCAGGATTGAGGTCGCCGCACGAGACAATCCACCGATTGTGTGCAGCAAGCCAAAGCCGTAGAACCCAAAACCCGGCAAAAACTTGTAGTGTGTAAAATATTGTCTGCGGCGCTTTAGGGGATCCGTTTCACGATAGCTTCTAACAAGGCTAAGAATTTCTCCAGAACCTTCATCAATGGTAACAATATAAGGTAACCGAATGCCCGTGGGATCGCCCTGCATGTCAATATCTTCAAACCCTTCAAGGTCGAGGTCGACATGGACTTCATATAATGTATAGACATCGTCCCCATAATTAGGACGTATTCCTGTAAGCTCGTTAGCACGGTTGTGAATTTTTCCTTCATCTTCGCTCTCATCAACTGGTGAAATATCTACGTCTTTGTAAATCCCTGCAAACTGCAGCTTTCTGATTTCGTTTTCAGTCATGCGAAAAACATGAGTTACACGTTCTGCAGTGCGTAGATCAGATGCAGTGTAGGGTACAATCAAGTCTTCTGCAGGCACAAACTTTGATACAGCGCGTTGCTTTGTCGCATCAAAGTAAACTTTTTTAAATGTAGAACCCGTTAGTGGCAGATAGTATAGCATCTGGTCAGTGTCTGGGTCGAACTCTTCCATCACCTCAGTGATCTGATAGTTCATAAAATCTTCAATGCGCTGTGCCTGTTCTTCGGTCTCTCGGGTTGGTGTGCCCAAAATCTGTGTCTTAACAGGACCACCGGAAGGCAGCATCTCTTTGTATGACTGTGCCTGAAACTGTGTAACGGCTTCAGACAGCAACGGATGATGCACACCAGACGCACCCAAGAAAGGCTCGTTACGCTCTTCGTAATTAATTCCAAGAAGACCCAGACCTTTTGAAATAGCTTCTTCCCACTCATCCCGCGACTCTTGATCTTCTTTGATCTTAGCCCGTAGGTCGGACGAAATCTCTCTTAGGGTAGAATCATCTAGGACTTCAGCAAGGTTAGCATTGTGGTCATACTCCTCAGTCTGGACTTCAACCATCTGCTCTTCGCCGGCAATTTCAATTCCCGGTGGCAGTTCGTCCTCAAAACCCGGAAGTTCAACCTGCATTTCTTCAGGCATTAAGTCGGCTGGGCCACCCGGACCCATTGCCATGTCAACCATCTGTGGGGGTAGTGCCATTAAAATATTCCTTTGAACGTGCCGCCACGGGCTTTATGGACTGCGCCGCCGCATTTTTTACTCATATAGTATTTACCTGAACTTGCGCGTTCAGTGTCCTTGTCCAACCCACGCTTACGTTTAAGTGTGCGCTGTGTTTCTTCATGATCGGGCTGCTCTATTATAGTTCTTACACCGTCTGTAAGTTTTCTGCCTACTGCAGGGCCAATTCTAGGCGGCGGGGTCGGGTTTTTGTTATAGTTATCGGAACCTTCTTTTTTCTTTTCTTTCTTTAGTGGTGAACGAGGTGCCATTAAAATACTCCCTTAAACCGTTGAGCCCGCGCAATAGGGCTAAAGCCTTTGACCATTCCGCCCATTACCTTGCTGTTAGAAGACTTCCGCCATTCTTCCCACTGCTTGTCTGTAAGCTTGGTTACATCTTCTTGGGCTATTTGCTTTATTTGTTTCATTGTGCGCCCGTCAATACGGACTTCGTCCTTACCAGACATTACATCACACTCCTAGCCATAGCTCCAATGCCGCCACGGACATCAACGTGACCGCCCTTATTGTAAAGGCTGGGAACCTTTTTGGCAATATCCGCGCCCTTCTTTCCTTCGCGAAGATCAATCATTCTATACTTAGCTAGATCTGGTCTGCCTTGTCTCGCATATTCACCCAAAGGAGTGTATGCATTTTCGTTACGCTTTTTGACATTTAACGCTTCTAGCTCCGACACATCAAAGCCCTGCTTCTGCAAATTGCTTAAAGCTGCGTTCAAAGACTCGCCGTAATTCTGGAAGTGGCCTCTTAAATGGTCTACCCTGCCGCTTCCCATGTTTATAAAATCGTTTTTAAGCGCAAGTTTAAACTCAGCCGCTGTTTTAGGTGTACCAAAACGCGCCGGTATACTAGACAGGTTCAACGCTTCTATATCGTCAGGAGTCAGCACTTTGTCGTCATCCATGCGATTTAACTTTTGAATAGCCTCTCTGACTTCTTTTTCCCGTGCTAGCCCTACCTTAAAATCTTCAATCTGCTTAATGCCATCTCTTCCTTTTGCCACAGTCTGATGTTCTGCACGAGCCATAACCATTTCCTCAACAGGCGGAACAACCACTGCATCAACCTCAAGCTTCTTTGCCTCACTTGCAATTGCCCGCATGGCAAACTGTATAAAGTCGTTTTGTGTCTCGAATGCCGGACGGCTTATGTAATCTCCTGCATCAAGCATGTTTTCTGCAAGCATCTGAGGGTTCGCTGCGATGTCCATAGCTGTCGTGTCATTATCTAGATTGTAACGCCGGCGGAACAAGTCACCCACGCCCTTCTCATCGTCAAGAATCTTACTGATTTGCGAAACCATGTCTCGCGGTGTTGGTGCGTTTTGTTTTGCGTCGGCAATTTTATTCAAGACGTTTTCTTTGTAGTTCTCTAATTGAAGGGCGCTTGCTGCTTTAGATGAACCCAGTCTTCCTAAAACAGCTCGTCTCGCGGCAGTTTTTGCAAAATCATAGTCATATGTACGAGCCGACCCTCTAAAAATAGGGTCGGCTTCTTCAAGCATTCGTAATTCTGTCGACAAAAGTCGTGCAATATCGTCAATATCACCGTCAAACTCAGCCTGATTAATGCTGCTAAGAACTTCATCCTCATTAAGTTGCTTTCTAATTTTTTTCGGAGCCGCCTGAGATTGTGGGTCCGGCTTAATTGATTGTTTGTTTAGGTCGGGTAAGTCAAAAAAATCAATTGTGTCTTCAGTATCAAGATTTTTTTGTCTGGCTTCCAATAATTTATTTTTGTTTTTACGAAATAGCTGAGTCGCATAATTCTCTATCTTTGCTTCTTTCATCGAATAAGCCATGGTGCTAATCATGCCGTCTCTAACTTTTTCGGCTAAAACATCTTCAGTGGGGCCACTAAATTTGTTTTTAAGTTTTGCCATAATTCCAGTAGTCTCAGTTGCGGTTTGCTCTGCGGCTGCTCTTCTTCTGGCATCCATCACATCTTTAGAAAGACTTTTTATTCTTTCTGCCAATATCTCCTGTGGGTTTAAATTTGCTTCTGCTGCTTGTCTGGATAAAAACTGCGACTGTGGAATAGAAACGCCTCTTGCAGCTAGTTTCTCCAGCATGGACGCAGCTTCTTCCTGTGTCTTAGCTTTATGCAGACCATTCAACAAAAGAAATTTTATGTTTTCTGCTGACTGCTCGTTAGACATGCTG